AAAACTACGCATACTTTACTTCTCCTATGTTTGTATTCTTTATTTATGATAATTTTCCAAAGGGCCCGAATAAATCACCCTTCTTTTGAGACATAAAAAACAAGTCTCTAATAAATTCTTTTCTTCTTTTTTCGGACATATTGGCGATAATGTAGGCAAATGTTACAATTTGTGAAATCGTTGTATTATCTTTCGTTCTACCCTTAGTCCAAGATTGTTCGAGTTGAGAGACAAAAAGTTTCAAATCACCTTTAACGGTGAATAGTGATTTTTTTGCCATTATAACCTTTAATTTTTTTTCAAAATCTTTCTTATCGAATTTCATAAAGTGAGTATGCTCTGGCATACGTTCTTTGTCTTCTTTTAATTCAATTTTAAGCATGTCTTTTGGAACTTTTCCTAAAAACGCAGCCGCTCCGGTAGCAACAAATTCATAGGTAATATTCCCAATAGGACCTGTATTACTTTTTACACCCATTCTATAAAGTTTGTTATCATATTTTACTTCGAGTTGACTCGTAACAGAGGTAAAACTTTTTGTTTTGGGATTATATGGAATATTTAAATTAAATGTCGCATAAGACACATCTAAATCTTTTGTGGTATTGGTTAGATTTACCAAATCATAACTTAATTTTTTTCCGTTATTCTTTTTCAATGAAATTCCAACAATATCCATTTTATTAAATGCCTCAATCAATATGGAATTGCATTCCAATACACTGACTGCATCATCTAAAGCTTTTGTATAATTTGGGAGTTTTGAAGATCGGATCAACCAAATATCTGCTGGGTTCCAACTGTCTTTTTTTGTAATTTTAAATTTGGTGTTTACCAGTTCTGTTATATAATCCATGAAACCACCATCACGATTATATACATTAAAATTGTTATTGGGTAGCTTGGTTTCTTTTTCTATTTGATAAAATTGTAACTCAAAAGATTTATACCAACTTTTTTCTGCCATAATGTTTGGATATATTTCTAAAATTTCTGGTAGTAGTTGCTCAAATTTTTTATAATTTTTAGTCTTACTGGACAATAATTCTTCAAATATTTTGAGAGTAACCAACTCTTGCTGTTGAGTTGTGGGCGCAGTACTATTAGGATTCGAACCATTGCCGAATTGTAACGCTAAAAAAGGATAGAGTTTTTTATATGCCGATATGTCAACCGTCATTCTAAAATCAGTCAGAATTTTTGCCTGACCGAATTTTGCGCCTTGGCCAGTTTCTAATGTTATAAATTCGTCAAAGTCATCGCCGTAAGTTGCCTGCATTGTTTCAAACAAAGCAACTGCCGATTTTTCTCTTTTTGCAATCAATCCAAGATCTTTGATTTCTTGGATTGATTTTGGTCGATAGTTATATGGCACAAAAAAACCTTTTTTATAGTGTTAATGACTATTTATAAAAGTTTACATGTAATGTAGATAGGTTCCTACAATGTACTTATCATTAGAAATCGCCGGTTGGCCAGAATGTGGGTGTGTCCAGAATGGCGGGAAAATAGCAAGTCTGCCTTTCTTTGCTTCAATACTGGTATTATAATCGGGGAAGGCTGTTTGGCCACCTTCTTCTACCGTATTCAGATAAAAGAAACACACTAAAAATCTGCGGGCTGAAGCATAGTCTCCAACATCTGCATGATATTTAAAATCATCTTCACTACCAGCCACATACTTTTTCATACGAACTTCTTCGTTATGACACTGACTTGGAAAGAATACAATATTATTATGTCTACGATAACTTTCCACATATTCAGAAACTTTACCCAATAGATACATAGAAGCTTCCTCAAACTCAGATCCAAGTTGAGGATCGAAAAAATTCAATTCTGTAAAACTTCTAAACTCCGGATGCACTGTTTTTTGTTGCAAGGACTCTTGATCCTCAAACATACCAATTAGTTTATCGCACCATTCATCCTCTAGTGCATTATCCCACACAGAAATAAATGCGTGATTGCCATCAGGCGGCTTGACCGTAAAATCTTCGCCCACCTCAAAGTGATGAGCTTCTGCGCCTTCTGGAAGATTTTCTTCTGTTTTATTTTCTACTTTATCTGTCATATTTTAATCTCCACACTTCCTATTTTTTTAGAGTTATTTGAAAAATTATTTGAGTAGTCCTGACTCGCACCACTATTGTCGATTATCTCATCTTGAGCAGAATTTTCTACATCATACAATCGCATTTTAGGCCTGTCGATTCCTATCACAAATCTCTTGTAACTGTTTAAATCGTTGTAACGATTTTTAAGTTGTTTTACTAATACCTGATTTAGTTCTTCCAATTCTTCTGTAGCAATCAATGCAAACATTAAATCAGCAGTCGCGGGCAATCCAAATGATTCAGATGTGTCCGTAAGTTCTACATCACTACTATTATATCCGCTTCGGGTGGTCTGCGTAGCACTCATAATCGGTACGTTGTTTTCTACTGCAAGTCCACGCAATTCTTCTGCGATAGACTTAATAAGTGTATATGAGTTTGCGCCAGAACCGGCTTTAATCCTAGATGATGAACATATATTTAGGTAATCAATATAGATGACATCTGGACGAAAATTCTTTTTGAGTGTCAATTCGTTCAATAAATGTCTAAAGTGATTTGCATTGGCAACAGCAGTCGGATATTCTTTTACGATTAGTTTACCACTTGCGACCTTTCTTGTTAGATTATCGATCTTGCGACAAAAGGTATCATATGGCATTTGTGCAACATCTTGAATATTAGTATTCAACAAATTTGCGTCAATACGTTCTGCAATCTTTTCTTCCGACATTTCACATGTAATGTATAGGACATTCTTACCCATCAACAAATGATTTGCCGCAAGGTCACACATAAACAAAGATTTACCAACGCCAGTACCAGCGAGACAAATGTTAAGAGTTTTCTTTGACAATCCACCCTTAGTAATTTTGTTGAATAAATCAAGATGAAACTCGATTTTTTCTTCTACACGTTGATAAAATTCATATCTGGCCTCAAAATCATCTATAAAATCGTGTCCGATATTACTATCAAATGACACGCCTAATGCGTCCTGTAGCATTTTCGGCAACTGTCCCTTGTTCGCAGGCTCGTCATTTAAAATACCAATCGACTTCATAACAGCATTATATAATGCACGATCTTGACACCACTTTTCGGTGACATCAATTTGCCATGCACTATTCCTATGGTCGTCTTTATTCTCTTCCATACTCTTGATAGTTGATACCGATTCCGTATATACGTTTTCGCCAACATTCAATTCATCCAAAGAGATCAGTAATGAATCCCTAGTTGGGTTTGTATTATACTTTTCAATGTGATGTTGTACCATATCAAATATTACTTTATTCGATTCGGTTACAAAATATTCCCTTTCAATAAAGGGCAGTGTTTTTCTCACATATTCTTCGTCCGAAAAAAGACAATTCAATACTGTTTGTTCAGTCAATTCCATTAAGTTTATTCGCTTCCTTTATCAATCTTTCAGATTCTTGTCTTAAATGTTCAGCCTGTCGTTTCAAACTTTCAGACTTTTCTTCGTCAGTCAAAGTATTAAATAAAGACATTGTAGTTGGTTCTTTATCTTCAGTTCCATATACCGCACCCCACTTATCTTCTGGACATGCAATGTTGGCGATTTTTGCCTTTGCAGGCATAAAACACCCACAAGATTTACACATCTTTATAGTCGGTTGAAATTGGGCACATGATTTACATATGGCCAATCTCTCCTGATACATATATTTTGAGGCAAATAACTTGCTCATCCACCAACTCTGTACTTATTAACAATCCAATCATTGAATTTTTCGTCGGCAAGAATAGGTTCCCAAAATTCTGCACTATGGGTTTCCTTTTCGCGGAATTTCTTTTCAATGACTTCTCCGGTCTCCATATCGACATGTTGCAACCATGCTCCAGATCTTAATAATACACCATAACCTAGTGCCATGTCAAGAAGTCCAGAGAATTTATCTACACCCTTTTCCCATGAAACTGAGATAGGAATTTTAGATTTCTCTTTGACAAACCGCGACTTTTCAACATTAATTACAAAGTGATATCCAGCAATCTCTGTACCCACTTTATCCTGTTGACGGCCGATGATCCAAATGGTATCTGCACTATAATACATACCAGTACCACCAGATACAACCTTAGTAGGGAACATACCCTGAGAGTCGTATGTGTGGTTGATAGCAACCATAGGAATATCTTTCATGGTGAGATGTGGTGTAATCATGCGAAAAAGAGACTTAAACTGTTTGGCGCGGGTCATATCCGCTGCGCTACTACCTTTCTCTGCATCTTCGACTTCTTTCTTAGACGCAAGATTTCCTACCGAATCCACCATAATGAATACTTTATCTTCGGTATCTAGTTCTTTTAATTGTGATACCATATCAAATTTAAGTTCTTCTAAATCTGTAACAGGCACATGTACAATTCGACTCGTATCAATTTCAAAAATATCAAAGTATGCTTGCGGCGTACCAAATTCTGAATCATAGAACAACACAATCGACTCTGGATTGGCGTCCATATATGATTTCATCATAATCAGACCAAATGCAGTCTTAAAATGTTTTGAAGGCCCTGCGAGCATCGTAAGTCCAGATGTAAATCCACCATTTAGTGTACCAGAAAATGCAATATTCATTGCTGGAATATGTGTTGGTGTACTGGTTTTGTCGTTTAAGTATTTTGATTCTGATAGGACATTTACCCTACCATCTTTGAAAGAAGAATTCTTTCGTAGTTTACTCATTAGTCCTGTAGCCATTTATTTCTCCTATTCGATTCTTTCATTATAACACAAATTCATTGCGTATGTCAAGGAAGTCTGCCATAAAATCTTACTGGTGTTCCTACTGATTTTTTGGCATTGAAAAGATACCAACAACAATTATCTTTGCCGACACTTTTGCTACCTTCAATCCACTTTACTCTACCGACACTCACCACCTTTTCCAACCATTTTTGATATTGGGCAGATTGTTTTGTGTGCATCCAATCAGCATCAAACAATAACCATGTCGGCATTTGGGTTGCCAAATTCTCAATCATTGGATGTAATATTTTTCTATTCCAAGGCGGATTTGTGATGCATATATCACAACCCACAATTTGATCTGTTAATGCATTTCCGACACCAACAGAAGGACATAATGGTTCTATATCAGTCATCCAATACCCCTTTAAATCGGTCAACTGCTCTATGTGTCTAACCAATCTACCATCTCCCGCGCATGGTTCTGCGAACAGTCCGAAGTAAGGCAAATGAAATACAAGAGGTAATACGGCCTCAATTGGTGTTGGATAGAAATCTCTTTCTACTCTTTCAAAATCGCTACGCTTTCCCATCATGTTCTCCTAGAAAAAGTCATCTATTGTAAATCGTTTTTCGACATCCCAACCAATCGCATCTGTCACCGATTTGACAGGTTCTAAAAATGATTTGTCAAATTGTTTTGTTTTGTCTATAAATCTGTCCAGATCAAACTCTTTTGGCAACACATTTTGAATTGCAATAGTATTGTTTCCAATAGGATTGGGCTCTTTGAGATATACAAATTTAATCTTTTCCCCCTCCTTGACAAGCGGGTGCGTCATCTCTAATCCGTGTTTTTTTACCAATCTATTAAAATGAATGACGCCTTTTACATGAATGGGGGTGCCCTTTTTGAATAATTCTACTGGGCATTCATACTTTTTCAGACCGTTTACACCTCTTGGAAAACATATATCTTCGACCGGAAGTGTATTAAATTCTTCTCTGAATTGATTGATAAATGCAATCAACTGTTCGTTGTTACCATTCATAATAACTTTAAATATTTCTCGCAATTTTTCACGACATGCAGCTGGAGTAGAAGATCTTACCGCCTCAATACCCATGATTTTAAGTTCTGGTGTTTTATACCGCACACCTTCATTATCATGTACGTTAAGAATATATCGTTTCTTTGCAGTCCACAAACCTTTAGATGCAATGACTTCGCGTTTCATTTGCATCTTTTGTTCGTATGCATTCATATAGTCAGCAAGATCTTGATAACTCTTATCAATAAACGGTTCCAACTTTTCCGAAGCGATAGTATCAAGGAAGTTAATGATCTTGGCCTCACCACCTTCTGTCGCAAGTACCTTTTTCGTATCAAACACCTTGTCAACCAAGTCGCCAAGCCGGATGTAAATCGCATCCGTATCGGAAGCAATAACGTAGTTAATTTTTTCATCATTTTTGAGAACCTTGTGCAAATAGTCGTTTACTTTGTTTTCAATCCATCTAATACTTAGTTGTCCAGAAAGAGTGATAGATTCTGCCTGTCGAATATCATAATATCTAAAATACTGATTACCTAACGCACCATAAGCAGAGTTCAACAAAATCTTTGCAGCCATCTGTTTGTTGTGTAGTTGAGAAATTCGTTTCTTGAGATAGACAGGATCGCCACCGTCCACTAGTTCTTGCTTGCATTTCAACATTTCTTTTTTCGATATGACACGTTCATCGTACATATTTTTCATAAGTTTGGGTAAAAACCCTTTTCGGTCATTATTGTACAACACGCCAGATGGAGTTAGAGATACATTTGCAGCCTTACATTGCGATGTATCGGTTTTCATTTCCAATAGTTCATTTACATTTGTATCGAGTCTATCTGTATTAATCAATGTTTCTGGACTAATATTATACTGCATAATCAAATGTGGATACAAACTATTTAAATCGAATGATAGTACCCAATCGTGTACGCCTAGTTGTGGTTCTTTAACATAAGCACCAACATAAGCGTCAGACTTATGTTGTCTAGCCTTGGGTGGTACTACAATATTATCTTTTTTGAGAATATGAAATGCAATCGAGTCCCATGTTCTGATTGGAGACATAACTTCTTCGAAATTAATTTTTGCAGAATAAGCAACCGTTATCAAAAGATCTAACAGTTTCATCTTTTCATCTAGTTTATCTACCAATTCTACATCGATAATATTGTAGTCGATATATTTTTGATAATCCTGTTTATAGAAAAGATGCATTGCGGAAAACTCAGAATGGTCTAGTTTTTTCTTACCCAATTCTACAAAGGCGATATGATCGAGTCTATAACTTTCTTGCGTGACATATGTGAACTTCTTATACAAATCAAGATAATCAATAATACTAACACCCGACAAGGTAATTTCAGTAGAGTCTTGACCTCTAAAATTCATATGTTTTTTGTCAACTTTTCTCCAAGGCGAGAGTCGTTTCATTTCAGAATCGCCAAGGATTTTTGTGATACGATTTACCAGATAATGCATATCAAATGAATTAACATTCCAACCTGTAATGATATCGACATCTGCGGCTTCATACAAATTGAGAAACGACTTTAACAGTTCCATTTCACTTTTACATTTATAGTATTTAATTTCCAAATGAGAAACTTCTGGTGATTTGTTTTCCCAATCACCCAAACCCAACACAGTATAAAGATCGCCACATTTCATGGTGATCGCATTTACACGCTCTTGAGCAACATCTGGTTCGGGAAATCCTTGTTCGCACTCGACCTCAATATCAATATTCATAATATTAATTTTATCAATATCAAATTCCATTTCTGGATAATTGTCTGCGATAAAAGGATATGTATAGGTTTGCATCCCATACCAATCTGTAACACCCTCGGTGGATTTTACTTTACCACGGGCTTCACCGATTGACTCGAATTTAACTCTTTTAAGACTTTTGCCATCTAAAGATTTGTATTTTGAAGAACTATCTCTTGTTTCATAAAATAAAGACGGTTCATAATCCATCCTCTTAGATTGTCTTTCGCCACGTTCATTAACCTCGCGAACTAGAATTTTACTACCAATGTTCTGTACGTTCGTATAGAATTTCATGTATGATCTCACTAAATTTAATAATATAATTTTATCACAAAAAAGGGGTCGTTGTCAACCCCTTTTTTTATTTTATGGCATTTTTACATACGCATGATTGCTCGGTTTCGACGGGCTTGTAGTTTTTATAGATGAATTTGATGGTGGCAACACCAATCCACTACCAAAAACCTGATTATATTCATTTGTCAATTCATTTACAGGATCTACTATAAATCCGATATAATGACTCTTCAAATCTATTCCATCAGAACTTTGAGTATATGGCATAAAGGGTGACAGTCCTACCCGAGCAGTCGCAGTGGTTGTATCAGAATATGATGCCACAATCTGACAAACATTCTTAATATGCAATCCACTTCCGTCCGGAAGATCTGATATATTACCCATTAGTTCTTCGCCGGAAATAAGACGTACCACCTTTATCATTTAGGTATCACTCTCGGGCAACTGTTCATCTGTTTGTGGTTTAATATTTGCAAAATATGAAATGATAGTTTTGAGTTTTCCCTCTGCCTCTTCAAGTTTTCCAACCAAAATATCCATCTCTTCTACCAAGTTTCCATGTTCGCCCACACCTACAGAATTTTCAAAATATGTCTGTAAGTTTGCAATTGCTGCATCTCTTTCATATTCATATTTTCTTATAAGTGCTCTTAATTTTAAACTATGTGAATAATCCAACTTCATCAGCTTTTGCTCCTCTTTTAATCCACTTTTTTTCATTCTTAATATGATCTCGAAGAGATTGTTCGAGACTTCTGGCCTCAGGCGTATCTCCTAACCACTTAATGATTCGTCTTTCAAACCATTGCCATTCCATATTCAATATCTTTTGTACCACATCAGGGTGAGCTAAAAGTATTGTTTTATTGTTCAATATGTGTTGAATTAAATCTTCGTTTGGCAATCCGGGCAAAAAAGAAACCATGCCATGACCGACATTGTTAGAACGACTAGTTTTATATGGAATTTGTTGTTCTTCTGATAAAATATCATTAAGCGCAACGGCCTGATCTGGTGATACTTTTCTAGTTTCTTCTTCCATTATTTAACAATCCATTCCTTTTCGTCTTGAATTTCTGCCCGGCGAGTTTTGCATAACTTCATCAATTCATTCAAATGTTTCCGAGCACGAATTCCGGCAGATTTATTTCCGCCCGTAAATTTTTCATTTTCTATTTTATACTGTTCCAACTCAATAGTCAATTGATCGTGAGTTTCCATAGTTTAACATCCTTTAGTTGTGTGGGGGGATCTCTCCCCCCTGTTGATTATTCTGTAAGAAGTGTTTTCTTACGTTTTTTACCAGAACCAATTTCAATTTTTCTGGGCCGTTTTTCTTCTGGAATAATATGTTCCAGTTCAATAGTTAATAGTCCATTTACAATTTTTGCATGATTGACTACCACATCTTGATTCAATGTGAAATTTCTTTCAAAATCTCTGGACGAAATACCTTTATGTAGATATTCGGCCTCAATGTCACTTACTGCAACCGTACCAGATACGGTCAGAGTAGATTCTTTGAGTTCAACACTCAATTCATCTTCTGAGAATCCAGATACAGCGACTTCGATACGATAAAACGAATCGTCCTCTCTGATAATATTGAAGGGTGGATAGTTGTTTTGCGTTGTGAGCGATGTACGCTCCAATTCATTAAATAACCTATCGAACCCCACACTATAACGCATAAAAGGGTCTGTCTTAAAATTCGTAACCATGTTTTTTTCCTCCTGTTAAGCAAGGTTTACGTTTGGTCTCTTTCGAGCACCGTGTTGATTTTGCCGTGCAATACGCGATGGAATCAACGATCCAACATACTATATATAACAAATTTACAGTCCTGTTGACCCAAATCCGCCATTTCTTGAAGTTTTTTGTTCTGGGCGTTTAGAAATTTCTTTAATGTCTATATCAACTACCGGAACAATCTCAGCTTGAGCAATTCTCATTCCATCTGACACTTCAAATGGAATGTTGGATATATTCATCAACAATACAAAAGTCTGTTCCACATAATCCGAATCTACTACGCCTTCACAATTGGCAATGTTGATACCATTTTTTGATGATAATCCAGATCTAGGGTGAATTCGAAGAGAAGTATTGGTCGATAAATCAAATATCAATCCTGTCGGAATCAACATCCTGTCACCGTGATACATGGTGATTTTTTGATCAACTACTTTCCGTACCGTTTTGACATTTTGTTTATTGTAAAATTTAATTTCATCTCCGTCCCGCATAGACGCCTTTAAATCAAAACATGCGGCAAGAGCAGAGCCCTTAACAGGCATATGTGCCTCTGGAAATAACTTATAACAATAAATTCTATTTGCATAATCTTTTTCTGCCCACTTTGCAGCCATTATATAATCCTCATAATTTAATTAAAATAGTCTTTCTTTTCTCTGAGATGGAGATTTCATTGACCTAAATTCAAAACTTTCAAATGCAAAAGTGCCACCTCTCATTTTAGAATAGAATTCTGGTACACGATTTGGATGCCATTTGCCGAGTTTTACTTCTTTGTTCATGCCCGGCCAAGCAGTTCCATTTGTACCAATAAGAATTGCAATCTGGTCATTTCCAGCGTCTTTATATAAGACACTATCTTGATCGTATTTTTTACCAACCTTTTTTGCAAATCCTTTTAGATTGCCGCTGGTATCTCCTTGAGTACCAACTACAACATACGAAATTTCCATTCCATCACCATCTCTAGCTTCTGGTGTACCAAATCCTTCGACATATTTACCTTGGACTTTGATAGCGCCATATCCAGCGCCACGAATATCAGTCATAAGTTTGCGATTTCTTGCATCATTTTCTTTACGGGCGAAATCGCCACGAAATGCAGTAATAATTGCAATAGGTCTTTCTTGAGTGTGTTTCATAACTCTTGAGAGTGACGCCTCTTGCAATTCTGCCGGAGTTAGTGCGTCATATGCCTGTTGTTCTTGATATTCTTTGAAAGTCTGCATTTTTATCTTTTTCTTCCGATATTGTATTTGGGTACTAATTCCCATTCATCTTTTTCTTTGTGGGAAAGTATTTTGATTTGTGATATTGGAGCCTCTTCAAATTCATCATTTTTTATAACTGATATCAAACCCCATTCTTTTAACAAGTTTACTATCGTGTTTCTTCTCGATCTGTCATTATCAGAAAAATCGGAGGCCTTACCATCCAGTTTAAACAATTCTTTAAAATGGACAATGTAGTATTTGCCTTGTTTGTGTAAAATGTGACAGGATTGATAAAGTTTTTTATCTTTTTTTGAAGCAACACCAATTCTTGTAAGTGTCTCGCGTATCTTTAAAAAATCTTCTTGATCTGCTAGGGATACTTCCACTAATGATTCTAAAATTGACATAACCTATCCGCCTTTGTTCATTGACTCCCTTATATAACCGATTTGATCTTTGGTCAATATAGCAAGAGCCTGCTCTGTTTTTTTATTATTATATCCATAATATTGTTTCACAGTTTCGAAATCATTATGAACAGTTTTCTTGTGCCACTTAGAAAATCTCTTTCGTGGTCGAATACTATTTAGTAAAAAATCGAATTGCATTTTATGATCGGCAGTATGGTGAATATTCATTTCTTGAGCCTGCATCAAACTGTCTTGAAAGTTAGAAAAGTTTCGGTTGATAAGAAATGGAAGATACTTTTTTTCCCACTGATCATCGCCACTATCCATCAACTTCTTTTTGTTGTGAGAGATCGCAGGAACATAATCTTTGAATAAATCGTAGCTCATAATATATTATCCACTTATGTATGTACCACTAGGTCGATACCATTCTTTTTGATTGTGTATCTTACCTAGCAATTCAGTGATACTTGCAAGTTCCTCGTGTATTGCGGTCTTACTAGATTCTTTCTTTACTGTCAATAATCTACTCGACAATCTTTTCATTCTATAATGCATAGAATGTTCTATCATATCTAGTTCTTGCAGGTTCAGATCGAAACTTTTGTTGTAACTCATTTCCACTCACAATCACACATTAACGCTGTCAAACATGCAACCATATTTATTTCTTGGTCGGCAACAAAGGCGGATTTATATTGATAATCTGCAATGTGAATAATAGCCTGTGGAATAGTATTTGATTCCGCATGCTCATACAATCCATTGTAAATAGTTCTAAAAATAGTTGAAGGATCATTATCAAGATTATCAGTTACCCAATGTCGCAAAGTAGTAAAGTTTTTGTCGCGTAGGGCGTCAGTCAACTTTTTAATGTTTATCTCGCCGACAGAAGTAAGGAGACCTTCGTCTATCACGCCCCCAGCAGAGTATCGTTGCAATTCATTCAAGACTCTTCGCCAGTCGGGGAAATGCTTCATTACAACCTGTTGTGTCACCTTGTCATTCGACTCGATCTTTTCCACCTCAAGAATGTTTTTGACACGCTTCCAAAATTGATTGGCAAGTTTTGCCTTATCAGATTTATTAATCTTGAACTCGACCAAAGAACATCGACTATGCAGTGGTTCGATAATACGATTTTTAAAATTACAAGTGAGAATAAATCTGCAATTGGCTGAGAATTCTTCG